GGCGTGCGGCGAGGGGGTGACCGTGAGCCTGGTTGACCGGATCAACATCGAGACCAGGACCATCGGCGGCGTCCCCTGGCAGCCGTGGCGGAACCCGTACTGGAAGTTCAACATCGGCGGCCCGGTCCACCCTTCCCGTGAGATCCAGGGCCAGGAGACCGTCCTCGGTCTCGCCGCGGTGTACTCGGCGGTCAGGTTCATCGCGGACGCCATCGCCTCCCTGCCGATCAAGGTGTACCGGCAGAAGCCGGACGGCACGAGCGAGCGTGTCTATTCCTCGATGCTGCTGGGCAGTCCTGTCTCGGGCGGCGGCCCGCAGGTCTCCGGCACCCTGTATGACTGGCTGTTCACCGGCTGCACCTCAGCGCTGCTGTGGGGCAACGCGTGGGGCCTGATCACCAACCGCAGCGGCATCCCCGGCCCGGACGGCCAGGGCCTGCCGACCGGGATCGCCTGGCTGCCGCCAGACCGCATGTCGGTCACCGACGATGAGCAGCAGCCGGAGAACCCGTTCCGGTCGAAGATCTACTACAACGGCAGGCTGGTGGAGCAGAGCGAGCTGGTCCACATGAAGGCGTTCAGCGTGGCCGGCCACGTCGAGGGCATCAGCCCGATCAAGGCGTTCTCGATGCTGTGGTCGCAGGGCCTGGAGACCCTCAAGTACTCGGCCGACTGGTTCACCAACGGCGGTTTCCCTCCGGGCACGTTCCAGAACATCTCCGAAGAGGTGGACAAGAGCCAGGCCGACGAGATCCGCAGGCGGCTCACCGACACGATCCGGCTGCGCCAGCCGCTGGTCTACGGCCGGGACTGGGAGTACAAGCCGCTGACGGTGCCGCCGAACGAGGCGACGTTCATCCAGGCTATGCAGCTGAACGCCACCCAGGTCGCGGCGATCTTCGGGGTGCGCCCGCAGCGGGTCGGCGGTACCCGCAACGACGGGCTGACCTACACCAACCAGACCATGGACCAGCTGGACGAGCTGCAGAACACGCTGCGGCCGTGGCTGACCCGCTGGGAGCACCTGTTCACCATGCTGCTGCCCGCGACCCAGTACGCGAAGTTCGACACCGACGCGCTGCTGAAGACCGACCCGCACACCCGGAACCAGATCTACGAGCTGCAGCGCACCATGGGCACCCGGACCCAGAACGAGATCCGGGCCGACGACGACCTGCCGAAGGTTGTCGGCGGCGACGACGCGATCCCGCTGTCGGTGCTGCAGCGGATGGTGACCACGACCCGGGCCATCCCGAAGGCGCTGGTCCCGCAGGTCATGCTGGAGGTGGACCACATCGCTGCCCTGCTGGAGGAGATGCAGCGCAAGGGCCTGACCGCGCCGCCGCCGAGCAATGCGCCCGCGTTCAAGGGCACCGCGCTGGGCGCCGAGGCGCAGGCCGAGCAGGGCCAGGGCGGGAACGGCAGCAGTGGCAGCAGTAATGGCAGCAGTAGCAACGGCAGCACGCCGGGCGGCGGGGGCAGCCCCGGGGGGGCCGACGACACCGGCAACGACCAGCCCGCGGTCGGCGTGACCCCCGAGCAGTACCTGGGACGGCTGCTGACTTCCGAGCGCGCCCTGCTGTTCGGCCCGCCAGGCGCGAAGGCCGCGGCCTCAGACCGCAAGTCCGCGGTCACGATGCTGGGCGAGCACGCCAGGCTGGGGCATCTCAGCGACCAGGAGGCGTCGGCGCGGATCAGCCGGGCCTTCAACGCCGAGACCACGGGACAGCTGGCGGAACTGTTCAAGGACCTGCCGATTATGACCGATGGCGTCGCCCCGTCTGTTTCACGTGAAACCTTCGGGCCGCCCGGGATGCGGGCCTGCGACGAGGACCGGAAAGAGGCCCGGAGGCGCATTGCGGCGGCCGGTGCGGCAGGCCGGCTGCGGCAAGCGGAAATTGATGAGCGAAATCGCAAGGCAGGAGAGGCAGTAACCTGCGGCGATCTTGATACCCTACTCGCAGACCTTCCAGCGAGCGAGAGAGCCGCCTCCCCGCCAGAAGAGGGCCAAGTGGAGGCGCAGCCTCTGTTCGGCCCGGCCGCGATGGTCCTCCTTCAGAAGAGGGCAACGCAGTTCGATATGGCCGGCCAGCTGGCCGCCGTAAACGGGAAGGCTCACTGATGGCGGCTATCACCCAGGCAGATCAGAATGACCTGCCGGACAGCGCATTCGCCTACATCGAGGACGGCGGCAGCAAGGACTCCACCGGGAAGACGGTCCCGCGGAGCCTGCGTCATTTCCCTGTGCATGACGCCGCGCATGTGCGCAATGCGCTGGCACGGGCCAGCCAGTCGCCTTTCGGTGAGAAGGCGATGAGCAAGATCAAGGGCGCGGCGAAGAAGTTCGGCGTCCACGTGGGCGAGAACTCCATCACCATGGACGCGGAACTGCGCGAGCTGCGGGTCACCTCGCTGTACCGGGACCTGGACAAGCCGCTGGAGTTCCGCGACATGGGCACTGACGGGAAGTGGATCGGCGGCTACGCCACCGTGTTCATCCCGCGCGAGTCCAAGAACCTCGGCGGGTTCGTCGAGCGCGTGTCCCCGCACTGCTTCGACGAAGTGCGGGCGGGCGGCTGGCGGAACATGAGCGACAACACCGGGGTGGTGTGCCGCTACAACCATGACTCCAACATGGTGCTCGGCACCTCGGAGGCCGACACTCTGCGGCTGGCCCCGGACCGGGTCGGCCTGGACTACATGGTCAAGCCGCCCGAGGCCCGTGCCGACATCCGCGAGCTGGTCCAGCGCCGCGACATCCGCTACAGCTCGTTCGCGTTCCGGGTCACCCCGGGCGGCGACGAGTGGGGCGTGGACGAGCGCAACTTCCCGATCCGGACCCTGCACTGCGTTGAGCTGATCGACGTCGCCCCCGTGCTGTCGCCCGGCTACCCCGACTCCACCGCGGCGGTCCGCGCCACCCAGGCCGCGATCGAGTCCGCGGCATCGTGGGCGCAGGCCACCGTCGATGAGGTCAGGGCCCTGGCCAACGACGGTGAGATGCGGAAGCTGTTCATCCGCACCGACCGTTCCTCCATCCCGTCCCCGGCCGGTCCCCGCAAGGGCCTGTTCGGGCCGCAGGCAGCCGCCATGCTGCTGCGCCGCAAGCGCGACCAGTGGGACGACTCGCCTGAATAATCCAGGCGCCGGGCAGGTAGACCTGGCTGGCGTGACGTGTAACATCAGCACCAGGACGAGTAGGCCATCCGTCCTGTGAGGCCGTAGGCGCGAGGCAGCCCCTCCGCCGCCTGGCTGGAGCCCGCCGGGAGTCAATTCCCGTACCGGGCCACCAGGAGGATGGCATGGCCAGTGAGGTCACCAAGAGGCTCCGCGACCGGCGTCTTAACGTCTGGGAGCAGTGCAAGGCTCTTGCCGACACCGCCGCGACCGAGAACCGCGCGTTCACCGCGGAGGAGCAGGGCAGCTGGGAAGTCCTCAACGAGGAGATGGACAACCTCGACAAGAGGATTAAGGCCGCCCTCGACGCTGAGCAGCGTTCCGCGCAGGCCGACGAGGCGTTCAACCGCCTGCACGCCGACAAGGAAGGCAAGGACCGGGCGAAGAACCCCGCCGTCCAGCAGCTGAACAGCGAGCTGCGCTCCTTCCTGCTCGGTGAGTCCCGCGGCAACGTCTCCGGCGGCAACGCTTATGAGGTCAAGCGCCCGGAGAACAGCAGGATCAACTGGAACTACGGCCCCATCAACCTGGCGGAGATGCGCCGGGCCGAGGCTGAGTACCGGACCCTGTCCACCTCGTCCGCGACTGTCGGCCAGAACCTGGTCCCGACCGACTTCTACGACCAGCTGATCGCGCACCTCATCGAGGTCAGCGGCCTGCTGCAGTGCGGCCCGACCGTGCTCAACACGGCCGGCGGCGAGAACCTGCAGATCCCGAAGACCACGTCGCACTCCCTGGCGGCGTCCGCGGCCCAGTCGGGCAACATCCCGTCGTCTGACCCGGCGTTCGGCCTGGTCACCCTGTCGGCCTACAAGTACGGCATCCTGCTCCAGGTCGCCCGCGAGCTGCTGGACGACTCCGGGGTGGACCTGATCGGCTACCTGGCCATGCAGTCCGGCCGGGCGCTGGGCAACAAGTTCGGCGCTGACCTGGTGACCGGCGCCGGTTCCGGCCAGCCGACCGGCCTGATCACCAGCTCCTCGATCGGTGTCACCGGAGCGACCGGCGTCACCGGCATCCCGCGCTACCAGGACCTGGTGAACCTGGAGTACTCGGTCATCGCCCCCTACCGTCAGTCCAAGAGCTGCTACTGGCTCGCCAAGGACGCGACGATCGGCGGGTTCCGGCTGATCGTGGACTCCCAGGGCCGCCCGATCTGGGAGCCTTCGATGGTTCTGGGGTCGCCTGACCTGCTGCTCGGCAAGCCACTGGTGGCTGACCCGTTCGTGCCGGCCACCGGCACGTCGGCCAAGTCCATCGCCTTCGGTGACTTCAGCCAGTTCTTCGTGCGTATCGTCGGCCCGGTCCGCTTCGAGCGGTCCGACGACTTCCTGTTCGGGTCCGACCTGGTTGCCTTCAGGGCCCTGATCCGTGGCGACGGTGCGCTGGTTGACCAGACCGGCGCGATCAAGCTCTACACCGGCGCCGCCACCTGAGCCTTCCGGGGAGCCACCCCGCGGCCGGTGGCTCCCCGGCAGGACTGTTTACCTCCCGGCCCGAAAGGCAGGATCATGGCAAGTTACCCGGGCAATGACGTGAATGAGCCGGGCCAGTACCCGACCACGGCCTTCCACCTGTTCGGCCTGCCTGAGCAGAACTTCGGGTCGGGTGCGCCAGGCGGGTCCGCGCAGTCTTCCAAGCAGGACCAGGGCAACACCAACGAGCCGGGCCAGTACCCGGCCAAGGAGACGTTCACGGGCGTGGCCCTGGACGGCACGGGCGCCCCGGGAACCTCCGGCGTCCCCTACGACGGCGTCGGCAGCGGCCCGGACGCCGTGGCCTACTCCAAGCCCACGTTCTACAAGGGCCAGCGTGAGCCGAGCGTGACCTACAGCCAGGACAACGGCACCGGGTACGTGCAGGAGCACGTCAAGGCGTCGCTGTCCGGCACCGCGGACTGGACCCAGGCCAACTCGCATTCCTACGGCGACGGCTATGACATGCCGGGCGTCGCGGGCAACACGCCGTCCCCGGGCTCGGGCCAGCACCAGACCGATGGCCAGGACGGCAGCGGCCACGTGATGTACGGCGGCTGGCTGAAGGGCCACCGGCCGTCAACCTCCAGCCACGTGGCGGGGTCCGGTCCCGGTACCTGATCGGAGGCATGTGGTGCAGGACCTGAGCAGCAAGTTCCAGACTGGCCTTTCCCCGTCAAGCATGAACGCGGGAAACACGACCGCTGACTCGGCCAAGCTGGTCATGACGGCCCCCGGCAGCACCAGCGTGCTGCCGGTGCCGGACCGGATGGATGTCCTGCCGATGCCGCAGTGGAGTGACGGCGGCCAGATCCCGGTGTCCCACCCAGGGAACCGGGAGAAGGTGACGGCAGACACTTCCGCGCATGGCGGCGGCCGGTTCGACGATGTGGACGAGGCTGCGGGTCTGTGGAAGGCGGCGGGCTGACATGGCGGATCGCTGGCATCTGACGGGCAGCCGGACGGTAACCGCGGGCCGGGAGGCGGTGCCGCCGTTCCCGGACCCTGTCGTGCCCGCGGCGCCCCCGTTCCGGGAGATCCCGGTCCCGGAACATCTCAGCACCTCGACCTGGCAGACTTCGATATACGATGCCGCCAGCCACGCCCCCATGGGGGTGTACGCCCAGCGGCCAGCCGGGCCGTGTGACCTCACCACCGGCAGGCTGAAAGACAGCGACTGGCCAGCGGACGAGTTCTGGCAGCAGGTCTGAAAGGAAGCGTCATGGCCCAGCCCGTAAGTGCGCACATCATCTCGACGCCGTCCCAGCAGGGTCAGCCTTATGACCCGGTGGACAGCGACGACAACACCTCACCGTGGGTCAAGCTGGAGGAGAACGCCGGCCCGGCGAACATCAACACCGGCCGTGTGTCCGGCGAGTTCCCCGGCTCAGGAGTGTGGAAGCAGGTCTGAATCTGCTAGCTTGCGGGTCGTGCTGATCACTGAGTGCGGCCTGTGCGGCAGCGACGAGCTGAGCCTTAT